ACTAGTACAGTAGAGTTACGCAGCAGCTACTCTTGTTGTATTGTGCTGTAGTCGTATTGAAGTACGAAGTTGTAAAACCGCATTACGTCTTCTCGTGTGTCTCTTGTATATCTTTGCAATCTTGGCTTTGATAAGTCAACCGGTACATACTCGTCAGTAAGTTCAATGTTGCCGTACNTNGGATTGTTGGCATCGTAGAACAATGCACCCAAAGATGGATCGAACATACTACCGAAACTGCCAGCATTAGGAACACTCTGGAATCCGAAGAACTCAAAGATATCCACATCAATTAGTGTACGCCCTTGCCCCACAATCTCCCCAAGAATATCTAACTGTACCCCTGCTGCTGTATCAATACTCCGCAGTTGTGCCAAGTCTTTGAGGGAGCGTTGTAGCTCAGCAGACCCAAGTAGGAGTGTCTGTAGGTACTTGTCAAACACCACTTGATCTTCAAAGGCAAGTGTTACTCTATCTCTTGCCTCCGACAGATAGTCAACTACTTCAAAAGGATTAAGTGTCATTCACCTTCTCCCTATACGAATGTAATTTTGAGGTTGGCTGTTTTAGGAATTTCATCAAAGTTGGTGACGATATTAGTATAACCAAGACTCTCTACAGAAGTACCAATACGGAGTCCATTCACTTGGTGCCCCGGTACACTGTTGATTGGTGTGTAGAGGCGACTGTAGACAACATCATCATTGATAGTGAGGTTGTTAATGTAAGACACCAATGCCTCACGAATAAGGTCTTCACCACTTTGAGGGAATTGTGCATTCGTCTCAATGTCAATCTCTATAAACACATCCACATGCACTGGACGAGAGAAGTGGATTGTACGAGTGAACCCAAAAGCATCTGTGATATTCACAGCGGTATTACCTTGGCTAGCAATTCCTACGGGACGGTTCTGCCAGATTGCTTGTGCAATATCTTCAGCAACACCACCATCAATTAGTGTCAGGAAGCTGTGGGGTAGTACGCCATACTCATTTACTGCATTGGTATCATTCTCATATAGAACGATGTTATTCACACCGTCTAGTGCAAAGATTGCAGAATAAAGAGACTCACTAATGTTGGTGGCACGCTGGAACTTCGTATTCCTGAACCGTGTACGCAACTCTTCATCTGTCTCGACCAAACTCCCCACTTCAGCATCTTGAGGGTTTGTGATAGAGTCCCAACCAAGCACAGGAGTGAGGATAGTAGAAATACTTCCAGCAGGGTCTTCAATAGCACCTACAACATTGGCTATCAGGCTACCAGCCTTCACTACCTTGTCTAGCTTCAAGTTACTGCTAACAGTGAAATCATGCTGTTGGAAGTTAACAGCGGCTTGGATATACAGACGACCATTCTTACGATAGGTAGTTAGTGTGTTATGGTTGTTGGCAATCTCAGCTTCAAAAGCTGCAAGGATTGTTTCAACAGAAGGAGTAGGACCACTCGATACAGTGATAGCAATGTAGGGAGTGTTTACAGATAGGCGATAACGGATGGTGTAGGAGTTACTTACATCAACTGTACGTACAGAAACACCAATACCCTGACACCTATTTGGTGTGAAACCTACTACCCCGCCAGTAGTGTACTCTGCACCACTTACCGTGCTTTTTACCACTACACCGCTGTACAATGAGGCGTTTAGATCGCCTTCAAAGTAACCTACTGCGGTGGTGGGGCTAGCAGGCTTGCGTGTAATACCGCCAATCGCTACAAGGTTGTCAAGAGCGATACCTGTGGCTGAATTAGGGTCAAAGGCCGAGTACACACCTTGAGCCGCTTCCCACACATCAGCAAGTGATGGAGAGACAAGCCCAATCAACCTACCAAGTGTGGTGTCACCCGAAGTGTCCACAACATCATTGGGATCAGTGAGTAAGTCCTGAAAGATTTCAGCAGCTTCTTCCCGCAAATCTGTGATGACTTCGGGGAGTCGTTTTGTTTGCCATCCGCTGTTGGATAAGCCAGCCATTGTAGCACCTCTTAGTGTTTATTAAATAGGAGGCGTGAAGCTAACTACAGCCGTTGCCCCATTTACAGTTGTCACAGTGAACTCACACGCATATACGCGGGTGGCTCCAGACAAAGAACTTGTCCAAGTCTTAATCTCTCTTACACCTTCCGTATCCAGCACCGCACGCTGTAGAATGTTGTCTACTGTNTTCTTGTCNCGNTTCTGNCCNAGGACTGCCATACTCATNACACCATACTTGGTGTCCAAGAACCACTCTTGTAGTAGGGTGCGTAGACGGATATATAGACGTTGGGCAACCACNTCACCCTCGGTTGTAACTACTGGTGTACCTGAGTTGGTGAACACCATGTCGCCAGAATCTTTATTCAGTAGTAGGTCCATTATTGTGGNCCTCCTGTATTGCCCGGNCCTGTATCAACACCNCCATGTACNTGACTATCAAGAACAATNCCATTGGATTTCACCGAGCCACTGTTGACGAAGTTNCCACTGTGGTTGATATTACCACTCCAACTTGTTGTGTCTGCATTGACAACCATNGAAGGTGTNTCAATAGAGACGCTAGACTTCGCCACCACATCGGCACTATTACAATTGACTGATACATCTTGGTTTGTATTGATAACCACACCACCTGTAGCAAGAAGACGAATNTCNGTCTCTTGTCCTGAGCCTAGGTTGTGGAACAACACCACATCCTTGGTGTCATGTGGCCATACATGCCGTTGTGGGTTGTTGGTACTCATACCAAAAGGCATNGNTCCCGGNACAGCAATACAATCTCGCTTATCGAACTTACGGAAGTCACCGGGAGTTGTTGTACCCCCCATACTGCGCTTCCATGTATCCAGCCCTGCCATTGAGAAGTGGAGCCACACAGGATCACCAATGTTCAGTTGGAAAGTAAGACCACCTGTCTGACTGGTAGGCATCTGTACCGGGACATTAAGAATCTGTGCCCTCTCTGTGACACTACCATCTCGCTTCTTGATATTCACGGCAGGTTGCACATCTACAGCCAACTCATTTGCATTGTTACGGATGGCAATGANAATGGCTGGGATAGACGTGTAAACAGAGTTGAGTTGGTTATCAAAGGTACTTCCCAAGAGTTCAGGGAGTGTTATTTCTCTTGCCATTAGCCAACCCTCTCTGTAAGTTTAATATCCATGTACCAGTCTGGTGTACGAAAGCCACCGTAGGTACGGATAGAATCAATCTTGTAGTACCCAGTGAGGTTTTCGTACTCAAGTTTAATCAAGCTACCACACACCAACTCAGGATTGATGAGGCACTTGAACTGAATACCCTTCACCTTCTTTTTCTTTGTTTTCTTAGTCGTACTACTATCTGTAGTCACTCTCTCCACTTGTCTTCTTTACATCACTGTAGACAACGAATGGTCTTTCAATCAACCCACTATCCTGACCAATCACAACCACACTATTCAAATCAGATGTGTGAGTGTCACCAGCATCTGAGATATATATCACACCATCATCTACTTGATACTCAAGTTCATAAGCCTTACACAATTCATCCAGTGCTTGCTTAGGAGTGGAGGAGAGTGGGTAGCCATCAATGAGTGGGTTCTTGCAGTTGATGCCAGTAATGACATTTCGGCTAACGCCGGGGACAGACTTCAGAATCTCTTGGATAGCATCTTCTACAAGTCTACCCTCTGGTACTACACTCCGTAGTGTTTGGTGGTTGAGTTCAACAAAGGAATCATTGCCCATTTGAATCACTGTCACTACATCTGTACCAGCCTTCCGTGTAGTTACTTCCAGAGCACGACCAGCAAAGAGTCGTCTCAGGCCACCATCAAGATACCCAACTGACAGCACAACACCGACATACGGTTCCTCAAGAGCTACTTGTTTCTCTCTTGATAGGTTGTATATCTCAATGCGCGCTGAGTTGGATTTATCTTTGTTACTACTTGTCTTGATAACATCGAAAGTGATATGTAAGTCGGTGATTTCCCACCCCTCATCAGCATTGCCAACGATCAAGGAGTAGATTCTATTTCGTTGGAGCAGCATTATTCACTCTCACTGTTCTGTTATGTAAAAGAGACGGAACCATTTATGTAGGTTATAGGAGTCAGTGGTAAACTTAGTCCCACTTGTTCCAATAGGTTCCAACCAAAGGAAGCCTGTAAATGGCAGGGACGTGTAGTCCAGAATCATGGGGTAGAGGGCGACAAGACGTTCCCCTGCAACCAACATATTCCCACCCTCTTCAGATAGTTCATAGAACCACCCATCGACTCTTTGGTTGTAGTAGATGCGTAACTTGCAAGAGACATTTTCAAGGGTGACAGTGTAGAAATAGTCCTGACTGTTGTACAGAGGTAAGCTTATATACTTCACATTACGAACCTCTTAATGATGTCTGTCCCGGCTTGCTTCAGCTTACTAGGGGCTTCATTAGCTTTAGTCTCCCCTTCAGTTGGGACAGGTTTGGTTTTACTGTCCGCCTTCCCTTTGTTCTCAGTAGTAGCCGACTTCTTTTTCATACTATCAGCTACGTCCTGCGGCAGAGCTTCTTTGCGTACCTCAACAAAC